ATTGGACCTATCGCCAGTGCGATATTTTGGACGAACTGGCCGAAGGCGAGTGCCCCGGCCTTACAACAGAAGAGGAGGGCGAATAATGCGCTATCGATACAAATATACGGTTATGTTTGAAGGCGTGGATTTAAAATCCTTTTCGACCCTGAAGGCTGCGCGAGCTTATCAGCCGAAGCCGGAAGAGCTGCCGCGGCTTTGTTTCCCGGGCGAGACGTGGCTTCGGGTTATCAAGCGAACAAGGGTTTTCCCCAAGACCGGGCTCGAATTTTAGCGCTAGAATGGACACTTCAACAGAAAGGATAGAGTCATGTTAAAAACCGTCATGCAATCAGCAAATAAAAAAACCGGCCCAATAGCGGTAACTTACCGCGCTGGGAAAACGGATCCGTTCGGCAGCTGCCCGGCGACGTGTTCGCTAATGCCTGCGGACCGATGCGGAACAGTACAAATAGACCGGGAATATATGGATGCCGTGGAAAACGCGGTTCCCCGCCGCGGGAAGGCTTGGACCTATTCCCACTTCGCCGCCGAAGCGTTGCCGCTGCCGAAGCCGGGTAAAACCGTGTTTAATGCGAGCTGCGAAACAGTAGCCGATGCCGTGCGAGCGGTGGAGCTTGGCCGCCCTGCGGTTATTGCGGCCCCGTTGGATACCGCCGACAGTTGGCCGCGTAAAGTGCATGGGGTTCAATTCGCCCGTTGTCCTGCGGAACTGTCCGATAATTTCAGCTGCGCACAATGCGGTAATGGTTCCCCGTTGTGCGCCCGTGGCGATCGGGGTTTCGTTGTTGTTTTCATTGCGCACGGCACGAGTAAAAAGAAGGTGGGAAAAGACGAGCGCGGGGGGTGTTATGGTTCTAGCGGTCCCGTGATGATCCAATGGAAGGCCGCCCAAAACGACGGCCAGCAAAACGACGCGGCAGCCGTGGGGAAATTCGCGGCCAGCTTACCGCCCGGTTCTTTTATTCGTCATCATGTCGTGGGTGACTTAGGGGCCGCTGTATGATCATTATCTTGGCAGCGTTTGTGGTTTTTTATTTGCTAATGGTGTTTTTTGATAGTTAGGCTATCGGAAACCGCAAGCCGATTAAAAAATGCAATTATGCAAAACGGATTTTTAGACTAAAATTCAATCACCGGGGCCGCTGTGGTCCCGGGTTTTTATAGAGGATATAGCAATGGCACACATGATCGATCAAACTACAGGCCGCGATGCAATCGCATACACTGGTAAAACTCCATGGCATGGGCTAGGCCAGCAATTGACGCCCGGCCAATCAATCGACACTTGGACCCGTGAAGCCGGGTTAGACTATACGGTGCTGGAATCGCCCGTTATGTACGACAGCCCGGCAGCAACTGAAGCGCAAAAGTGGCCGGAGCGGAAGGTTCTACACCGAAGCGATACAGGGGCCCCGCTAGCAGTGGTAAGTGACAGTTACAAAGTGGTGCAGCCCTCCGAAATAATGGATTTTTTCGGCCAGCTTGCCCGTATCGGTGGCTTTGAGCTTGAAACCGCGGGAGCGCTTAGTTTCGGGCGCCGGGTTTGGGCTCTGGCAAGAGTAGGGGAAGCCGCCCCGGTTCTGGATGCGGATTTAGTGAAACCATATATTTTGCTGGGCACGTCATACGACGGCACAATGGCAACTATTGCAAAATTTACGGCTATTCGCGTTGTGTGTAATAACACCATAACCGCCGCGGTGGGCGGCTACTCTAACGGTGCCCCGATCAAGGGGGAAGCCGAAACCGATAAAGGTTATCTAAAATCATCGGTTCGGGTTTTGCATAGCGAACGGTTCGACCCTGACGCGGTCCGGCAGCAGCTCGGAATTGTCGCCAATCAATTCGAGCGGTTCGTTGTGGCATCCCGCCAGCTTGCCGGTCAAACCATGGATAAAGTGGAGGCGGATAGTTTCGTTGCGGAATTACTCAAGCCGTACCACGCCGGGCGGCTTGAAATAACCGAAACCCGTGCATATAAGCGGATTATGGAATTATTCAATGGCGCGGCTATTGGTTCCGAGATCCCCGGCGTGGCTGGTACGCGGTGGGCGGCTTTGAACGCGGTTACCGAATTAGTGGATCATGAGCGCGGACGGTCAACAAATACCCGCCTTGAGAGCGCATGGTTCGGCACGGGTTCCGCCCTTAAAAACCGCGCATTAGAGCTTTTGAGCGCTTAAGTGTTAACCCGCCCCGGCTTTGCCCAAAATGCGGGTAATCCCGGGGCTTTGCGCTTGATTCAATACTTTTCCGCTGGTTGTTTTCGTTGTGGGAAACCTGCCCCCCGGTCCCTGTCGCTTGGTGCGTGAAACGTGGCGCGCGGTGCGTGCGCCGTGCGCCGTGGCTTGCGGGCCACGGCAGCCGGACCGGCTGCCGTGGGGCTGGCTCTCCCGTGCCTTTTATTTTTTTTATATTTTCCCTAGTGGAGGTGGAGGGGGTGGGCGGGCCCGACTTACCATATTTTGGAGGTTTTATGCTTCGCAATTACTTTTGCTTTTGGATTGAGACGGAGGGCGGAGAGCGGGTTTTTTGGCGCGACTTGTCGCGACAGATGGCGGTGCGCATGCATAACGCAACCTCGAAACGCGCAAGCGGTGCGAAACGGTGGGGCTGGTATGAGCAGACTCCCTTGTAGTGCCAGGAATTTTGGTGTAAAATTCATGAACCAGCCCCACCGTGGGGCTGGTTTATAGAGGAGAAAGAATCATGGGACTCGATATGTATTTGACGGCTCGCATCAACTTGGCTGGTGATGAAAACGTGCGTGTTGAGGGGCTGGACTCGAAGGGGCTGGAGCTTGGCGCGGCAGAATATGACCTTGGTTATTGGCGTAAGGCGAACGCCATCCACGGCTGGTTTGTTAAAAACGTGCAGGAGGGGGTGGACGATTGTTCCCCCTATCAGGCAAAGATAGAGGATTTGCGAGCGCTTCGGGATTTGTGTGCTAAGGTGCTCCGGGACCGGGCCCCGGAGCACCTGCCGCCGACCGCTGGCTTTTTCTTCGGCTCTACTGACGTGGATGAGTACTATTGGGACGACCTGCATTTGACGATAGATATTTGCAACAAGGCGTGCGAATTAGCGGACAGCACTAAGAATCAGCGAAGATACTGGCGGTTTACATATCAATCCAGTTGGTGATATAATTGGTCCAGCCCCACCGGTCGGTGGGGCATTCATAGAGGAGAAAGAGTCATGGAAAAATTCCCAGTAAACCCCGCCCCCATGTTCGCCGACCGTGGTACTGATGTTGTTGATGCTATGCATTACGCTACTGAGTTGGCGGCGGCGAGCAGTGATGCAATTGCGGTATATACCGCAGTCAACGTGTTGATGAACACGGTCATCAACTGGGTCAACGCCCAGTCCGACCAGCCCGCCGCCGATCCGCAGTTCCCAGTAGAGACAGAGATTCGCCTTACTGTCGCGAAGTGGATGGACGTGCACGCCGCGACTGTGATCGGTCAGGTCCTGTCCGACTCCACCGTCGTGGATAGTAAGGTACGGGACTGGCTCGCTGATTCAGCGGGTGACGTGATCGAGCACTGGCTGGAGTACGACGCCGACCTGCCCAGTCAGATCGAGACGGCAATAGAAAACGCAGACCTCAGCGACCAGATAGAGTCGACGCTTCAAGATATGGATTTAGTTGTACGCGTCCGGTAACTGTTGTATAATCTAACTGTGCCACCGACCGGTGGCACATAACCCTAGAGAGGATAGAAAATGAAAACCATTCAGACAATCACAGTCGGTCACGTTGTTTTGGAACTGCCCGCCGGAATGCCCAGTAAAGATATCCAGCAGTTAGCTGGATATCTTGCATCACTCCGCCGCGTCGAGTGCCACGGCTTATGGGCAGATGAAAAGTATCGGAACGTCCAATTCGTGGAAGCAACCGGTCCGCAAATCCAACTCGGCGAACTGGAAGTCTACGAGAAGGTAGAGGCCGACCGACTCTATGCGGAAGACTTAGCAGCACGCGAAGCGAAGAAGACCGCCGCCGCCTAATCGACTGGGGGCAGCTGCCCCCAGTAGCAAGAGCCAGCCCCTCGGGGCTGGCTTTTTTATTGCCTAATCGCAGAGGGATTAGGCAGGCAGCACACAATAGGGATATACCCCTATTGACACACGGCACGCACCGCGTGCCGTGTCTCTCTCTTTTTTTTCTTATATCTTCCCTAATGGAGGTGGAGGGGGTGGGCGGGCCCGACTTACTATTATTTTTATATTGAATTTTAGATAGGAATGCTTAGTAGGGGGAGGGCCATTTTGGTACCGGGTTCAGCAAGCGAAGCGCGTAGCTCAAATTTAGCCCCAGAAATACCTCTTGGAAACGAGGGGGAGGGGCCAAAAAGACCCCCCTTGTTTTAAAAAAGGCTATCATGGGGTATATTTTGCAAAATTTCAGAACCTGAGGGTCTGCCCGTGAGTACACAAAATGCTGATGTTGAAGCCGAGCGTCTACGCCTAGAGCTTCGTTTAAAACTTCTCGAAGCCCGTGAGCGGGCGACAACTAACTTTATTGACTTCTGCAAGTATGTTTGGCCCGAGATGCTTGTAGGGGAGCATCATCGTCGGATAGCCGAGGCCCTTGATCGGGTGATCGCGGGCAAGTGTAAGCGGTTAATGATAGCGATGCCGCCGCGGCATGGTAAGTCGCAGATGGGCAGCTATTTGTTTCCTGCGTATGTGATGGGGAAGCGTCCTCAGAGCAAGTTGATTGTTGGATCTCACACTGCGGAGTTAGCGCAGCGTTTTGGTAGGATGATTCGCAATTTGGTGGAGGAGGACAAGTATGGTGAGTTATTTCCGGAGGTAGGGTTAGCGGCGGATTCGAAGGCTGCTGGTCGGTGGAACACGAAAGGTGGAGGGGAAGCGTTTTTCATTGGTAAGGGTGGTGCGATGACGGG